GGATATCATTTTAAAACATTAGAAAAAATTTATCAACAAGAACCAGTAATGACCTTTTATGAAAGTAGTTTTGGTGCTAGCACTGTATCTGCTGAACAAAAAACAGGTCTAGCGTCAGAAGGAATTGCAGAAAGAATAGAAAAAGATTTGTCAACAATTAAATCAGCTACTATAGTTAATACCAAAGATACGTTAAAAAATATAGCAATGGGTGCCTTGTCATCTGAACTCACAACTTTTGATGTTGTAACTAAGCAGTTCAATGATGGTAACGGTCCAGAGACTCCATTTGTATATAACTATTTTGATGACAGGAAGAATGAGAGACACATCAATCACTTTGATTTGAATGAAAAAAAAGAACGTCAAGCAGAGGATAATCCTATATATTCAGAAGTGACTAGTGAAGGTAAAAGAATCTCAGATTCCGTTCCTGTGCATTTTCTTTCTTTCACTGCAACAGTCCCTAATGGGGGTGGTTCTGGACAAACTATTACTAGGACAACTACAACTACACCAGCGCAAAGACGTGAAAACAGAATTAATCCAGATGATGATCCTACTTCTTCTGCTGATGAAGGATACCTAGGCTCATCATCTGGTAAAAATGGTAGACTTGATACAAAAAATTTATTACCAATAGGCAGGAATCACTTCTTACGAGCAGATGCTGGTAGAGCATATCTTGCAATGGTCGCTGCGGCTGCAAAAGATAATATTAAATGGTCTATTACAGACAGTTATAGGCCATATAATGTACAGGTTAGATTAGCAAAACAAAAAGGTTTATACAATGTGCCAGCGCCCGGCCCGGGCCCCTATCCGGCCGGTAATAAGATTGGTCTAGCAGCACGCCCTGGCACAAGTAAACATGGTTGGGGCCTAGCAGTTGACTTAGGAGGCGGCGCACAAAGTAAAGGTACGCCACAAAATAATTGGTTAGTAAATAACGCAGGTAGATTTGGTTTTAAAACTATTCCACGAGAAGCATGGCATTGGCAATATGAAGGAGGGGTAAATATTCCAACCACTGAACCGTTAGTTGTTGACCAAACAGACAATATATTGCCTGGTGCGCGCAATGAAGAGGAATTTGTTGTCCAACAAACTGTCGAACGAAGAGATGCCTTGCATGATGGTCCTGTGCCTTTTCAACCAGTCAAAACAGATGAATGGTTACAACGTAGACGTTCATTCTTTATAAATCTTTATGCGGGTATAGGTTTGAATTTACGTGTGAATGGTAACACCAAAGTTGGTGCTGGTGATATCGTTATCGTGAATCTTAGTAGCCCATTATCCAATGATCAAAAACAAGAGGATAATAAAGATCGATATTATAGGGGAAATTTCTTAGTTACAAAAATACAACATACTTTCAGACTGGCTGATGATAAACATGAAATGCAATTGACAGTAATGAAAGATTCTATGGAAAGTCCATTGCCTGGTGGTGCCAATGATGAACCCAAATCGACTCAACAAGGAAATCCTGAACAGTCAGGAGGAAGAGAAAGAGGAACACCAGCGGAAAGACGTGCTGGTAGAACTAGCACCGTTGTAGCCGGCACTCCATCTAAAAGTCAACAAGAGATGATTGAAAAGTTTGAAAATGATCCTGAGTTTCAGGCAGCATGGAGAAGGCTCAAGAAGAAACGTCCACAAGTTGACAAGGCAGAATTTTATCGTGTGATTTATGGAGAAAGTCGTGGTGATCACACGATACGCAATAAGACTTCTGGCACGGTGGGATTGTTTCAATTTACGAGAGGCACAGCAAAAGGTCTTGGTACATCAGTAGAGGAAATTGGAAGAATGACTCCTGCTCAACAAGTTGATGTATACAGTGATTATTTAAAAAGTTATAAAGGCGGTGGAGTTGGCTCTCTATCCGTGTATGGCGCTGCGCCATCTTTTGCACACAGATCAGATGACACAGTTGTTTATAAAGTGGGTTCAAAAGCATGGAAAATTAACAAAGCATATCGCCCTGCTGATAATGGACCCATCACCGTAGGATCTTTAAAAAATTTCCTTGTACATGGTAAAAAATATGCATCTTAAAGGAGAAAAATCATAAAAAAATCTATTAACTCAAAACACAAACTATCACTTCATAAGGAAGAAAAAATGAAAAAATCACGTAACCGACTTTTAAAAATGCAGAATTTTCAGAGACAAGAAAGAAGGGTTGAAAAAATAGAGCCAATTTCAGAAAACCATAAATATGAACTAGAGTTAATAGGGAGAACACGTAATGAAGACGTTCAGAGAATTACAAGAGGGCCTCAACGACCCCAATATATTTAAGGCATTTTTTCTTGCTGGTGGGCCCGGTAGTGGAAAGTCTTATGTTGCTAAAAAAACCATTGGTGGTTCTGGCCTCAGAACTGTAAACTCTGATGACGCATTTGAAGCCCTGCTTACCAAAGCAGGGTTGTCTATGAAGATGCCGCCAGAAGAAGAAGCAGAAAGAGATGTTGTTCGCGGTCGAGCAAAAGCAGTCACCAAAAAACGACAAGACAATTACCTAGAAGGTCGCATTGGTCTTATCATTGATGGCACAGGTAAAGATTATGACAAGATTGCACGACAATCTTCTGCTCTTCGAGAACTTGGATATGACACACATATGATTTTTGTGAATACTTCTCTTGATGTTGCACTTGAAAGAAATCAGAAGAGAGATAGAACTGTTCCTGAACCATTAGTAATTAAGTCTTGGAAAGAAGTGCAGGCCAATATTGGTAAGTTTCAAAATTTATTTCGTTCAAACTTTATTGTTGTGGATAACAATGATGCACAAGAAGATGTGCTGACTTCTGTTTTCAAAGAAGTTCGAAAGATGCTCAATAAGAAAGTCACGAATATCTTTGCAAATCAATGGGTTGAAAGGGAAATGAAACGTAGAGGCGTCACAAAAAAACCAAAGGGGTTTTAGCCCTTGACAACCCACGTTCATTTTTGATATAATGTTGTTATTGCATAAAAGGAGTAAATTCTATGTATGGTGAAAAATATTGGCCTCCCTCCCATGAAGAATCTTATTGGGATGAATTACATCATTACAAGGACACTCTTGCTCGTTGGGAATATGATTGTCAAACAGAACTAGAACGGTGGCACCTTTTCCTAGAATCTAAATGCCAAGACCATCCAGATTGGTCACAATTCGAATTAGTAAAAGAATGAATGTAACACAAACAGCACTAGAAAGAATTGATTTAATATTAAATGGTGACACAGGTTTGCCAGCACAACCTGCTGGCAGTGTATTTCGTGTTGAGATACAAGGTGGTGGCTGCACTGGATTCAAGTATCATTTTGATATAACTGGAAGAGAAGATAGTGATATTGAAATTGGAGAAAATGCTGTCACTGATGAAATCAGTATTATGTATCTTCAGGACTCCATATTAGACTTCAAGAATAGTCTATTTGAGCAAACTTTCGTGATAGAAAATCCTAATGTCAAAACAACATGTGGTTGTGGTGAGAGTATAGGATTCTAAGAGAAAAAGAATGTATCGATATAATTGTATAATTAGAAGAGTTGTTGATGGTGATACCGTTGACGTAGATATTGATCTAGGATTTGGTATCTGGAAACAAAAAGAACGCATACGATTATATGGTATTGACACACCAGAGAGTAGAACTTCAGATGCCGTAGAAAAAATTTTTGGTAAGGAAGCCGCAAGGGTTGTAGAACACTTTTTACCAGTAGGCTCGAAACAAGTCATGGAGAGCATTAAGGACAAAGCAGGAAAATTTGGTAGAACTCTTGGAAATTTTATTATATTTGACAAAGAACAGGATAGAGAAACAACTATAAATGAATTTATGATTAAAAACAACTATGCAGTTGGTTATCATGGACAATCAAAAAACAGTATCTCTCAAGAACATCTTGATAATTATGTTGAATTAATAAAAAGAAAACCGGAGTTAATAAATGAGGCTTATCTTAATCAGTATGTTAACAGTCGTCGTTAGTGGTTGTTCTACAACTGCAACAATGGTTTATACTGGTGTTGATACTGCTACCAGTATCACTACAGGAAAGGGATTTATTGATAATGTTCTGTCAACAATAAAAGACAAAGATTGTAGATTACATAGATTATTTAAAGGTGAGGAGATTTGTAAAGAAGATGAGTAATTGGTGGATTGAGGAATATAAAAAATTCCATAGAGATATAAATGATTATGGTACTGGTGGAGCCATGAAATTTCACCACCTTCACATAGACGATCTAATCAAAGACACAGAAACAGAGACACTGCTTGATTTTGGTTGTGGTAAAGCAGAAGTCTACACAAAAAATGATTGGGGTTGGCCAAAGCCGACTCTTTATGACCCTGCCATACCAGAATATTCAGAGTTACCATCAGGCACCTTTCACGGTGTAATATCTACGGATGTGATGGAACACATACCCGAAGAACAACTGCCAGAGGTTATCGAACAGATATTCTCACGAGCAGAGCGGTTTGTGTATCTTGGTATTGCAAATAATGAATCCAGTGCAGTTCTTAGCGATGGTTCAAATGCTCATGTGACAAGAAAACCTGTTGACTGGTGGGCAGAGAAAGTTGATCAATATGCACCGAAAAAGATGTATTGCCATATCAAGACATATGGTGATTCGAATGGTTATGTGATTTTGAACGAAGAACATTATTTGGAGTGGTATATTAATGGAATATGATATTGGTGAAAAATATAGATATGTCGTGAGAAAGGTTGGTGAGAATGAGTATGAGAATCAAACGTTCATTGGACTAACACCAGAGGCTGGAAGATATCAAGGTGTAATATACTGTTATGGTAAGGTGAGTATTGGCGAAGAAGAAAATTCTGATGGCACCTTGAATTTTCATTTTGAATATGATATCATAGACGATAATAATTATAAAGAAGAATATTTCCAAGAAGACTTTGTAGATCTGATTGGTGACATTTTGGTTGATATAATAGACAAAGAGGCACTGAATGACAACGATTGAACAGACAGCACTTGCAAACCTAATACACAATGAACAATATGCACGTAAAGTATTACCTTTCATCAAGGGCGACTATTTCTCTGATAGGACTGAGCGCATATTGTTTGAAGAGATACAAAAGTTTGTAGAGAAGTATAATGCGCTTCCCAACAAAAATTCAATTGAGGTTGAGCTGGACAGTCGCAAAGATTTGAATGAGGATGATTTCAAGAGAGTCATAGAAGTAGTTCGGAGTCTAAAGAAGGACGATGATGTAAATTTTGACTGGTTAGTAGAAACAACTGAGCAGTTTTGTAAAGAAAAGGCGGTGTATAATGCGATTGTTGACGGCATTAAAATCATTGATGGAAAAGATAAATCACGAGGTGCAGATGCTATACCTAGTATTCTCACAGATGCCCTGGCTGTTGGTTTTGACAATCGGGTTGGCCATGATTACCTTTCTGACACTGATGAGCGGTTTGAATTCTACCATAAAGTAGAGGAGAAGATTCCATTTGACTTGGAGTTCTTCAACAAAATCACTAAAGGTGGCCTACCACAGAAAACACTGAACATTGCACTTGCTGGCACTGGTGTCGGTAAATCTCTGTTCATGTGTCATATGGCGGCCAACTGCTTGAGTCAGGGCAGAAGTGTTCTGTATATCACAATGGAGATGGCAGAAGAACGCATCGCAGAGCGTATCGATGCAAACCTGATGAACATCTCTATTGATGATTTGCATGAACTACCCAAGCAGATGTATGATACCAAGATAGACAAGATTATACAGAATACTACAGGACAACTGGTTATCAAAGAGTATCCAACTGCCTCTGCTCATAGTAATCATTTCCGTGGACTAATCAAAGAACTGGCAATCAAGAAATCATTCAAGCCGGATATCATTTTCATCGATTATCTGAATATCTGTGCATCGTCACGGTTCAAGGCAAACAGCAATGTCAATTCCTATATGTACATCAAAGCGATTGCAGAAGAATTGCGTGGACTTGCAGTTGAGACTAATGTGCCTATCATGTCTGCTACACAAACAACTAGATCAGGATACTCCAATAGTGATGTTGGACTGGAAGACACGTCAGAGAGTTTTGGTCTGCCTGCAACTGCTGACTTGATGTTTGCACTCATCTCCAATGAAGAGTTAGAAGAGTTGAATCAGATTGCAATCAAACAGCTGAAGAATAGGTATAATGACCCAACCATAAACAAACGATTTGTGATTGGTATAGACAGGGCAAAGATGAAACTATTTGATATCAGTCAGAATGAACAAGAGGACTTGGCTGATTCTGGTCAAGATGACGGGCCTGTGTTTGATAAATCATCTTTTGGGTATGATGGCTTTAGTGTGTAATCCGATTTTATAATTTCTTTGAGGGTTCTGCTACATTTTCGACAAACTGATGTTTCTGTCAGATTAAATGTTGTGGTGGGACATGTCATCCTTGCCTGATTGTATGCGGCAACAAGTTGCGAACAAAGACCAGTGCAACATGATGGTTTTTCCATACTATATTTATGATTTATAAATACTCGAATGAAATCTTTTTTTGAAATACTGAACGAAGACAAGGGTGGCAAGAATCTCCACTTGGAACATCTAGAAGATGAGATACTCAACTATGGTGTGACAGGTGGGAGAGCTGCCATCAACTTCCTTCAGTCGCTCCGAGATATGTTGGCGGGAAGTGCTCGTTCTTCTACTGCGCTCACAGTCAAATGGGATGGTGCACCAGCAGTGTTTGCTGGTATAGACCCAAGTGACGGTAAATTCTTTGTTGCCAAGAAAAGTGTATTCAATGTCAATCCCAAACTCTACAAGACAAATGCAGAGATAGACGCTGACCTGTCTGGCACACTAAACTCCAAGTTCAAGGTGGCTCTCGCAGAACTATCCAAGTTGGGCATCAAGAACGTTTTACAGGGTGACCTGATGTTCACTGATGACGTGGAGACAACCACTATCGATGGTGAGAAATACTATACCTTTCAACCCAACACCATTGTCTATGCTGTGCCCGTGACCAGTGATTTAGGCAAGACAATATCGAAGTCGAAGATTGGTATTGTTTGGCATACAACGTACAGTGGCGGGACGCTGGCGGACATGCAGGCATCGTTTGGTGCAGACATTCGCGGTTTGAAGAAACCTAGCACAGTGTGGATGGATGATGCGACATATAAGGATGTATCCG